GCAAGACTGGCGCTGAGTCGTTCAGCAATGACAGATCCGGCGCCCCGGCCGCGTGTGAAAGCACTTCATTACCGAAGAACCGCTCTACCGGCGTTTCGCTTGAAAACGACAGGTCTACAGTCCTAGACTCGGGATCCTTAGCTAATCGCTCTAACGATAGACCTTCCACCTGAAGCGTCCGGTACTGGATTTCCTGCGGGGTCTTGCTTGTCTGCTCCTTCGGCGGCTTCCACATTTTCGTCCGGCTCCGTCATGATTTCCACTAGCTTAATGGTCGAGATCAGCGTTTCAGGTATCCCCAGCTTCTCAAACAGCTTCGCGTCGTCTGAAATTTCTTGAAGTAGCTCTTCGGGATCCTCTCCTTGCGCGCGGATTATTCCACTAACCGACTTAGTTCGCATCCCCAACCCTAACGCGTTCGCCATTTGCTGTTCTCGCGGCTGGACGTGCTCCCACCGCCGACCCTGCAACCTCGGCGCGTAAAGCCTGTCAAATTCGCTCGGCCTGGCAAGCGTCCGCCCATTTCTGAATCGCCCCAAAAAGAGGCAATAACGAAACCACCGCCACACCACCGGCTCGACCATGTGGCATTGCATACGTTCTTGAAACTCTATCGCGTAATCGCGCTCGTCAAGCCCACCAATACGCGCACTTGAGAACGTCACTCCCTCCAGATCACCCGAGCCACTGTGATAACTCATGCCTAGCGTACTGAATATCCCGCGCAGCATCGCCTTATTGAATTCTCCGAATTGCTCGTGCGGGTAGTTGGGGTTCCACTCGACGATGTCATCATCCAACCCGATTTGGTTGAACGTGCCAGGCTCGGGCGATAAAACGCGCTGGCCGCTTTCGTCCAGCTCGTCAAACGCGCCGCCATCTTTACTGTCCGTTTTCCAAAACGCCAATTTCGCCGCGCCGACCCGCGCCGCGATGATCGCCGCCTGGCGATACGCGCCGGTGTCGTGAAGCGCCACAATTGCGGCGTGCGCTATCGGGAAGCCTCGAACCTGCTCGGGCCTCACTTGGATGAAATCGAAAAGACACCGCTCGGCCGGTACGCGTACGTGACGGCGGGCGGCGATGTTTGCGAACTCGTGGATCTGCGCGCTGGGGTCTTTTAAGTGATACGCAACGTGCCGGCCGTCCGCGTTCACCTCAACGCCCATTATTATTTGATTCCCCGTACCCGGCGCACGATGCAAGTTAAGCTCGATATCAATTCGGTCCACCTCGATAAACCGAAGCGCGAACCCTTGCGCATTGTCGAAATTCTCCTCAAACACGATAAGGCACTCGCCATCTCGAAACAGCGTGTCTTGATATAGCTTTTGGCAATCAACCCAAGTCATCCGCGCCGTTACGTCACACATGCCCCGCCGCGCCCATTGCGAAAATTTTGCCTCGACGTCCACGTTAAACGGCTTCATCAAATTTCCGCGAAGGTTCTTCGCCTTCCACTGTAGAACGTGCCCCTTAGGCCCGACGATTTGCCGCCTACTAAAATCTATGAACCGTTTGAAATACTCATTATTCGCCCAGAGATATCGGGAACGCTGTCGCATCGGGCGGAGATACTGATAAATATCCTGGTTGATGCTTACCGACCCTTGGCCCCAAGTGAATGCGTCGCGCTCGACTTTGCCCGCCTCGAACATCCGAGTTAAGGGTGACTTTCGTAAACTCATAACTTCATCCTAATCGACTTGTTCGCGGTGCGCCCGGCGGCCAGTGCCTCGCTTGCCTGCGCTTGGTTCACCTCTGAGCGGTACTTGTCGCGCCACTCCTCCAGCTCCGCCGGGCTCAACCGCGAAACACTTGTCCCCTGGATGGTATAACTTTGTTGGTCGCTAGTAGCGCGACCTTGAATGAGCGCCTCAAGCGCAGCGACCATAATTTCCGCATGGGTTCTTGCTTCGATAGCAGTTGCGGCGGCAGGGTCGGGCTCGACGCACCATCGGCCGCGAGCGATGGCGTGGCGGTCAACACCTTTAGAAACGAGAGCCACCCAGGAATAAACAGCTGCCAAGTACCCGGCCGTCGTCGCGGCGGGAAGTAGGATCGTAAACGTGTTTGCGCCGTCATCGGTTATATCCCCCCCTGATATCGAGAAACTATTTAACGCACTCGTGAACACGTAGGAAAGCACCCAAGCGTCGCTCGGTGGATAGTCTTGGCTCGATTGCAGCCACGTCGCCGTGTTCCCCTGGAATATCCCGGCCGGTACGCTTGTCGCTACTTCTATCGCCATTGAGTCACCCAGTTTCGTTTCGGTTGCCGCCTGATTTGGTCGTTAGTTTCACCGGAATTAAGCGCTCGGTCGAGCGCTTCCCATCGCGGCGGCCGGAGACGTAACGCGAATGACGCGTAATTGCGAACGTCGAGCGGTTCGTTTCTGGCCTGACGAGGGTTAACCCAGACAATTTGTTTTTTACCGCCGCGCCAGCGCACCTCGGAACGTTCGGCGCATAACATTTCGAAATAAGGCAATTCACGTTCCATAGGGAAATGGCAATAACCCGGCCCCGGGGTATCGAGCAATAGTCGGCCGTGCAATTCGTCCTTGAGTCCGTCAACTCCAATCGACCACACCCGGCACTTATACTGATTTTTTGAAGAATACTTCCCCGGATGTATCGGCGTTCCTAGCCCGCCCTTGCCTCGAATCGCGAACACGTTCATTCGGAACCTCGGCCGACAATATCGATAAACCATATCGGTATGGTGTCCTCCGGAGTCAACGCACGTTGCGCTAATTTTTATTCGGTGTCCGTTCTCATGCGGCCAGGTTCGCCGCAATATTTCGTCGAGCGCGCCCCACGTCCCCTTATCTGAAATGGCGCTCGGGTCTCCGTAGAGGTCTCCATATTCTAGCGACCATGATTCGTAGCCCGGGGACCACCCGACAATCTCATAGGATAGGTAATCGTTATTAGTGTCGACCCCTAGCGTTATATACATGCACTCGGCCGGCAGCGTCGCACCGAACATTGAGCGCCGATGTTTATAGAGCACATCCGGGTTTACGTTCTCGTCGTCATCACGCTTCCAACACTCGCCCAGCTGCAAATTAATAAACGTCTTCAAACGCTCGCGGCTGCCCTGGGCCCGTTGCCAGGCTTCGACCATCCGGGGCACCTCGCGGAACGGGCTCATAAGTCCGGTAATGTGGTAACCCTTGTGAAGTCGTTCGGGGTGCTCGTGTATCCAACTACCATTGCGCACGCCAAACCATCGTTCTCTTTGGCTCCAAGGCTTTTTACAATCTGGGCAGTAATATCGACAGTCGTCCGGGGCGGCATCGGTGAGCGACGCGCCAGCCTCCCACTCCGGCGCGTGAACGTTTGCAAATTTAAGAACGTGGCTTTCGCCGCAATGGGGACAAGGGACGTAATATTGAGCTTTGCTCGAGCGCTGGAACGCCGCGTTTATCCGGCTCGTGTCTTCATCAGTCGGCGTGGACACGCCTATAAACATTCGGTTCGGATAGTTCTCTTGCCGGCCGCGCGCCAGTTCGGCCGGGTCTCCCTCGTCGCCGGCATCTATAGCGCATCGGTCCCACTCATCAACCGCGACTATCTCGCACGGATCGCTTGATAAAGACGCCGGCGAATTGCTGCCGCCAATTCTGAGCGACCCGTTTGCGAAATCTTTCTCAAGCAACGTATTGCCTGAGTCTCGCGTTCTAACATCTTTCAAGATGCCGTGAAGATCGGGCGACGCATCGAACATCGGTTGCACGCGACGTTTAGAGACACCTTCGGCGACGACGAGGGTCGGAAGGATATACAGAATAGACGTAGGCTTGTGCTCGGCGTGGTAACCGATGGCGTTCAATATCAACTCGGTGGCGCCGACTTGGTTAGACTTCATAATGGTGAGTTCGCCGCACAGAGGATCGGTAACGCAATCCATTGGCTCGACGAGAAAGGGCATCCCGGCATTGCGCCAGGGCCCCGGCTGCGAACTCGCTTTAGGGCTCAACCATCTTTTTTTCTCGGCCCACCCTGATAGCGATATGGCGGCGGCCGGCTCTAGTGAATCAGCTAAGGCTTCGAAGTATCGCCGCCGCGCCGCGTAGTGCCTCTCGGTGCTCGTCATCACATACCGCGCCGATCTCGCGCTCCGTTTTTAAGCCAATCGTAAGCGCCGCGATTCTTGTACCGCTGGCCATCACTTGACGCTGAACGGAATTCACAACTTCTCGGCCTATTTCTATTTGCTCGTCAATAGGAATCAACGTACCCATGCGAACGCGGTTTTCCGTTTCCGACCGCTCCGCCTTCGCACGGTCCGCCCGAATCTTTAGTTCTGTTAATTCAGCCTGGCTATTGTCACCCGTTTGGTGGGCACCTGGTCGACCGACAGCGCGCCGACGTAGGTAGTCAATGTAATCCTTTCGGATGGCGTTAACGTCATATTGTCCGCGTGCGTAGCGTTTGACGTGCCCGCCTTGCTGCAAAACACGCAGACGTGCCGGCGTTAGGAACACATGCGCGGCCGCCTCTTTCGCGCTAGCCATTATCAGCTCTCTCGGCTGCCAAGCCGATAGAGCGCTTCCCATGCTCGCCCAGTTTCAATGTGGCTGGCGCCTTTCAGTTGGTAAGCACCGCTGTATTCGGCCCACGCCATGCTCCATTGCTTGTCACGCGCATTGGCTTCGGTCAGCGCCTTTTTGTCGGCGCCCGCCCGCTCCCTTATCTCGTCTAGTAGGTCATCGGCTGTAAATTCGCCGCTGTTCATGTAGTCGGTGAGGTCAAGCGCTTTAACTATTTCGCTTTGCATTCGTTGCACATCTTCGAGATAGCCTTGATGCTCTACTTCCCGTTCTGTCTCGCGGAGTCGGTCGGTTGTGTCGTCCAGCTCCTCACTCAGCACGCTAATTCGCTCACCGGCTTCGGCGAGTTGTTTGACCAGCTTCTCGATGTGATCGCCCTTGAATAGGCCAACGCAGTACGGGCAGCGCACCAAACTCTCGCCGTCATTTACTGGCACCCATCCGTCGACGCACCTAGTGCTGTAGCAGCGTTCGTGCTTAATCATCTACTCACCTCCACTTGAAGCCGCCTATGCCGCTGAATAGGTCGATGTGGGTTAGGGGGGGCATGGGTTAGGCTAGCGCCTCGAGCGCCTGCTCCTCAGTTTCGTACTCCGGGCTATTCCTAGGCGCATCCCATACGAAATATCGGACCTTCGCTTCACCATGGTGCTCGCCATAGTGACAAAGGGTTCGGTGGGTTCTTCCGATAGGGCCTTTTCGATATTGGCGGACCGTCATGCCGTGCCATGCCAGCTCGCCTCCGCAATATTCCCATTCATCGCTCATTGGTCTCGCTCTCACCATATCTGCTGCAACGCACTCATCACACTCGATATCGTCACAGTCTTCCCTCTACTCACCTCCTTTTCCGACCCCTATGTATGTTTCGTGTATGTGTCCGCTCGCGCCGTGGTGACGGTACAAAAGCGTAAGTGATTGATTAAAAATATAAATTCTATCGCTAGCGAAATTCTGCGCCGTCGCACCCCCGGC